GTGATGTTTGCATCATTCGTTTAGTAACAGGTCCATTCTCATCTTCATAATCAATAACTGTTCCATCAGCCATCTTAATATTCAATGATCCTTCAGCTTTGGCTGGTCGTGGTGTTACCATACGAGGATGGAAAATATTTGTCTTCTTATTTCCACCTTTCATGTGATGACCAGAGTAAACTCCTTCTGCTGACATAAGTCGATGAACTTTAGGATCTCGTAAAACTTGATCTATAATAGATTCAACGTCTTTATCTGATATATTTCGAAAAACGTCATGTTTATCCATTTCCGTGTCCCAAAATTCTACCATCCAAGGTGTAATATTTTTCAACCCTGAATAGAGACGTTCCCATCTTCCCTCAGCATCAATTAATTGAACTCGTGGATGTTGTAAAACAGTCAAAGCTTTTTGTATGGCAGGTGCCATATCTTTTCGTTGAGTTGTTAATTCTTGATCTTTCTTGCATTTAGCTGTATATTTCATAATTCCAAATCCAATTCCGACAAATCCAGCAACAATTCCCAAAATGGGTAAGCAAGTTTTCATTGCTTCATACCATTTAGGTTTTTCTGCTTCATCATCAAGTTGTTTTAATGCTTTATAAAACTTTTGTCCTTCGACGCCAGAATATAATCCGCGCTGACTAGGTTGTTCTAATGCATTATTTGCTGTCATAAAAAGATGAAAATCAGATGCTAAACCTTGTGGTGTAATAGGTTTAGGTGCTGCTTGTTCATAATACGATCGCCGTAGATATGGATTTTCTTGAATTCTTTGAATTGCTTGAAGTTGGTTGGTCACACTATCGATATAATTTGCTGTTGATTGAACTAATGCATCTTGAACTGGTGTAATTTGTTCACCCCAGCAATTTTGGTTTGCTTCAGTGATCATTCGATCATAATTAATCGAAGCACGTTCTTGTTGCAAAATATGTTCTTTATGTTTCATTTTGCAATCAGTCATAAAATCTTGATAATTCAATGTTCGATACGTTCTTGTTGTATCAAAGAAATCTTTTTCGATAAATTCCCAATGCGAACAATCGTCCGGTATAAGAGCGGGATCTACTTCATCCTTTCCTTGTTTTTTAAATCGATCTTTTACTCGAACTTCGACAAATACATGTCGCCGACGATATAATGCCGATCGATCTCTTACCTCCGTTGGTGTGGGGTAATCTAAATTGGATGAAATAATCACGACTTGTGATCTAAAAACTTCTCCTTTATCTTCTAGAGAAGCCATATCCAAACGCATTTGTTCGTTGGATACAATCGTCATAATTTCTCCCATTTCTCCTGGTTGAGCACTTGATTGATCTATTGCTGCAAAATCGTCATATTTCACAGCATATTGTCCTGTATATCCATCCCAAAATTTCATATTCGGATTTCTTGAATAAGTCAAATTTGGTTCATCTGGTTTACAACCTGCCAAAACGGCGGGTAATATCGTTGATAAAAATGATTTTCCTTGTCCAGTTTTACCATAAAGGTAAATTGTAAATGGAACTCTTCGTGTTCCTCGTGTTAATGTTGAAATATCAACGATCTTAAAAAGATGATCTAATTTCTTAAATGTTGTTTCCAACAATTTATAAACTTGTCCAACTTTAGTACCATGTGCGGTACAATCCTTCAATAATTCCTGTCCTATTTTATGTAATCGTAAAATTTGTTGTTGTATAGGATGACTATAAGCCGCTTTCACGGTATAATCATGTGAATCCAGTGAATTAACTTCATCAATCCATTCAAAATATTTTGTTCCTGGTGCGAATATATCCAACCACCATTTAGTGGGCACAACGTAACTGATCCAGATTTGAATTTGATCAGGGACCGACCTAACAAACGCAAGGGCCAAGTCTGTGATTGATTTTACTTCGGATAAAATTCCATTCTTATAGCGCAGGGTTTCGTTAACGTATTTGAGTTGGTTCATATCTGGAAATTTTCCAGTAACGAGTGTTCCAATTCCGTTGGTGAGAATATTCATAAATTCAATTGCTCCTTGAGGTGAGGCTATTTTAGGGCCCTTTTCAGTTTGTGTCGAGCACGAAAAGGCCACTACCTTGGATACGAATTGATTTATAAGGAGAGTGTCGACTCCAAATAATTGGAAAAGTCGAACAATGAGTGATGGTACCATAAAAAATACCT